ATGAAACTTGCGATGGTTGTGGTTGTGTCTGCCCTTGCGAATGTCCAGACTGCGATGTCTGTTCCTGTGGTGCCTAATTTCACTCAAGGCTCGATGACGAGCACGACGGAAACAACGAGCACTGTGACAGAGACCATAAATAGTATGAGCTATGACACTGGCTATCAGTATGTCATAACGGGCACAAATATACAACACGACGGCGACTCTATTTCCCCACCATCAACAACAGGAAATAGTAATACATTGAATGGAGTGACTTCAACATGGACGGATTTGGATTTAAACAACAAGCCAAACTTCACAGTAACAACACCAGGCGCACCCTTCCAATTCACAGAAAGTTTTTCTGGGCCAGGCCTCACGAATCATACAATAATAAATCGCACCACAGAAATACAAAGCGTAACAACTACAACCAGCGTATTCTCAAACTGATATCGTTGTGTCTTACAGTTGGAACGGCAACACCCACGTTTGCGAGTGACGTAGGTGGTGTCTCAGCGACAGCAAATCCAGTGGCCAACTCCTCTGGCTCGGTTACGAATCAAGCTATACAGGTTTTACAGGGGCCATATATAACTAACACATATGGAAATGGAATACAGTGTCAAGGCCCGACCATGAACGTGACACCGTTCGTGACAGGAAATATTGCCGTAAAAAGGCCGTATGAAGATTATTGGATGGATCCTGTCTACAACAATGTGGACGCCAATGATGACTCTGTGCCAGACAATCCAGGCGAGATACTCTATTATAAACCAGTTCGTACAGGACAGAAAGATAGCAGCACTTTATCGATAGGTCTCTCTGCAACTTGGTCGAAACCATTAGATAAGAAGTTACAAGAGCAATGTAAACAGGCAGCGCAGGCGAATATCAATTACATGGTGCAAAATACTGCAAACAAAAGATTAGACTTTGAGATAGCAAGATTGAAAAATTGTGGCGAATTAATGAAAGCAGGCATCATGTTTCATAAGAACTCGCCATACTTTGCCGTATGTGCTGATGTCGTCTTAGTAAATCCACCAAACACTCTACCAAATCACAGTCATACGATTACACCTAATCCACTACCAACTGGTAATGCAAGTGACTTAAAAGAAGTATCAATCGGTAATAACTAACTTCTTCATCTTATATTTCTTTGCAATCTTTTCTGGAGTTTGTTCTTCTTTCTTCTTTCCTTTACCTAATTTTTTCTTTATAGTATCAACAGTCTTTTTAATTATAGGTTTAATAACTCTCAGTAATAAAGGTGTTGCAGCAGCAGAAGCAGTGGCCACAACGGCGATTGCAGCAGTTGTACTTACTTGATTTGTAGAGGGTAAGAACTTTTCAACTACGGTGGTTGATTCATATAATACTACACATTGACCATTCTGTATTTCATGTCCTGTAACTCTCTCTTCTCCATTCTGAGTTAAGTCACCTACTCTTGGTTGATTAGGTGCAGGGCATTCTATTTCTTCATCTTTAGCAATATTACCTGTGTCAGGAACTGGTGGCGTCTCAACTTCTGGTGGAGGTGCAACAGGTGGTGGTGGAACTTCTCTTGTAATTACTAACTGTTCTGGTTGATAGTCCATCGCATTAAATGATGGATACTCACCATGAGGACATAATACTGTTGAACCTTTTGGATCTTGATTGACTAGATCCTTATCAAAAGGCAAACGACTTATATGGTCTTTATTATCTTTATGCATCTCCACACAGCCAGGCATATCCACAATGGGAAAACCTATCTGTAGAGTTACTGGTGGATCATTATTGGGAATGAAAGGTATTCCATATATCCAATCACTCTGTTTAACTTGAGGAATTATTATAAAAGGAACACCAATCTCTTGTATCGGTTCCACTAGAAGTTAGGAATACCGAGCCCAGTTCCTTCAGGCATGGGGCCTTGTAGAGGTGCAGCAGGGCCTGTAAAGTCAGGAATAGCATCAGTAATACCACCCCCTATAGATGGAAGAACTGACTCCATTACTTTGCCTTTAACATTCTCGATGATTGCATCCTTCCGTACATATACATAACCAGCAGTACCCACGACGGCGAGAGATACAACACCACTAGTAATAGCGATTCCATTTACGATTTTCTGTAACATAATTTTAAGGGTTGTCTTCATTATTTAGTTCCGTTCTGTGTTGCCATGATTGACCACTATCAGAACCCATACATGGATTGATGCATTTGACCACTCCATTTTTGTATTTGAACACTTGATTACATACTAAACCAGCAAGGTCATGAGGGCAACCCTCCTTTCCGTTTGACCAATATAGTTGTCCATCTATCCAGTGTGCATCACACTCTGGACATAATCCATTATTCAATGAGCGTTCCACGAGATCTACGAAGTTGTCTTAATTCTTCAAAATCTTTTTTCTTAGTACCACCATCATATGGCCACGCATATCCCTCTCCAATCATTTCTTCATTGAGAGAAAAATTACTATCCCCAATGTATAACCAACCAAGAAGCCTACCATACTTACCCATGCCACCGACAAGTTCGGTTCTGATAGTAAGTTCATCATCTCCTTCGATTGCACCTTCAAGTTTTTCTTTCATCCAATTAGTCGCATCTATACCCAAAGCCTTTTCTTCTAAATCTCTTGTACGTTTCTCTGGTGTATCAACTCCAGCGACTCTAACTCTTTCTTTTTTGTAGAGATCGAATCCTAAGTCAATTGTGACATCTATTGTGTCACCATCAACCACTCGATTAATCTCCGTTACTCGAAAGTTGTAACAACTCTTTCTACTTGGTGGAACCATCGCTCCCATATTCAAACTCCATTAGTGCTTTATTTATGGCGTCAGTGGGAGTGGTTGCATTTTCTTCTATTCTCTTTCTTCTTTGACTTCTTATAAACATTTGATTTATTGAATGCCAATGCATCGGTTCGTAGATATCAATCTCTCCTTTTGATTCTACATCAATCGGCCAAGTTGTTGGACAATTTGCAGGCGATCCATCTAATGGCAAACTACAAGCACTAGCTGGTGGTGTCACTGGTGCAGTTCCACACATTGTCAAAAAGAATATTGGAATTATCGCTAACTTATTCATTTGGAAAGTAGTGATCGTATCTCATTATGTAGTATATAACGACTGTAACACAGACTATCAAAATGGCAATCATCCATACTATTCCCCAGACAATCAATCCCTTTGCCTCCAGTCATCAGATCGATCAGGTCTAAACCAGTCATGTATTTCATCTGGACTATCGAAACCCCTTATTTGCCTACCACTTGAATCGGAGTCTCCTATATTCAAGTTATTCAGAAAAGAATCATTTGGATTTGTATTCATTCTTCTTGCCTGTTTTATCATTCCTCTTGCACTCGTATTCGCCTTCGCTAATTTTTCTGCCCAAATCATATCTGGTAATGAAACTTCAGTTCCAGAGGCGATGTCCTTACAGATTGACTCCAATCTCAGGCGATATTGTGTAGATAACATAAACTAATGTATAGTATTACTATGATTTATACTGATAAAATTTCCTTCATTATGAACTCTTTAGATAAGTCAGGTTTTCCAAACATATCCAATTGAATATTATCTGCATTTACAATCAGGTCATCGTCCAATTCTTTACGAGCATGTAACCAATAGTATGTACCATCCTCTCTTACATAAAAGTAACTAGTATTGTGTGAGTCAAGAAGAAAGACAGCATATAAGTGAGGGTATTCTCTCTTACGATTTGGATCTGGTCTGCAAGATTTACCCATATCACCATACATAGGTCTTGCACCACTGCCATGAGGAGTCGGTAAGTTTTTACCATGATCTCCAAATAAATCATATCCTTTAGACATATAACATCATCGCATGTTGTAGTTCTTTTGCGTGGTTCAGTTCGTCCTGTGCTATCTCTTGAATCTTTGTATCTTCTGGATGGTATGCTGCATACTTAATATAAGTTTCATAAGCATGTTTCTCAATCTTCATGTTGATGTCATAAGCGTCAACAGGATCAATAAGATAGTAGCCAACCATGATCCAAAAATAAAGTAGAACAAGATGTTTGGCAAAGAACCGATCAATCCAGTAAGTTGACCCTCCTCTTCTTTCCATTTCTTCCAAATGTTCTGTTTCATTGAGCGCCTGATAGAAGTGTTCCTTCATCAAGTATATATGCTCCTCACCTCTCAATCCTAAAGATTCTCTTAAATGTAATACACTTATGAACGCAAAGTATGGCGCTCGTGCAATCACTTCAAGAACCCAAAATCTTTGAGCTGGTCGATTGCGATATAAGAAATCAAGTATCGCAACTGTGACATTAAGAACTGCTGAGTTTAATTGTTTCATTGCCAGTATTCATCTAAGACATCAAACACTCGATTAAGATATTCATTCGCACCATTACACTCCCACTCTCCCTTCTCTCCAATCTCACATTTGTAGTGTAATTCTCTTTTCAGTTGCATGAGTTTATTTGTCATCGCAACTTTGTCCAATCTACCGTTCATCATTCCTCCTTTTTAATCGAATCTAAAGAGAAAGGATGATCGTGTAGATAAGGAACATCCTCTCTTGCATTTCTTACGGCTTCCCATGCATCATCAGCATACTCACCAATTTCGTAGTGATTTAATTGTTGGTCGTGCCAACCAAGTGTGTAGTGGGACATGATAGTTTCAACTCCAGTACATTAATATTTATTATAACATACTGAGTAGAAATACGCACTAATGTGTGGACTCACTAACAGTTTTTATTTAAATCTTCCGCCATGTTACCGCCTATTTCAGCACCTTGTTCACCACCAAACATTGCTACCCAACCAGCCGCAACCCAACCAATATAGGGAATAGTGGAAAGAGTAGGAGCAGCACTAGCACCAACACTAGTCCCAACCAATCTCCCAGTTCCCTCTGCTGATCCGATTGCTTTGATACATGCCTCGCTTTTATTACTCACCAAAGGGTTAACTCCTCCTAATTGATAAGGTTTTTGAATATGAACATCACCATCCATTGTGTATTCTTCGACTATCTCTTTTTTCTCATTTGCTAATCCTAAGAATCCACCCTTCTCATTAATCTTAGTGGTCTTATACATGGTCTTTGGATCATTACCAACATAACTTATCTTATATCCCTCCTTATTTGCAGATATAACATAAGAAGTATAAGGCCCTACAGGCGGTGATATAACTGGCACACTACTTTTCTTTGATAATAAACCAATCAATCCAATGTGAGAGATACCAAAGAGAGTGCCAAGACTCAAACCAATCCACTTATTCATTTTGCATCAGGTGTAATTTTAATAGGTGCTTGTTCGATACGAATAGTTTGTGCTGGTGCAGTTTGTGATGCAGCTGCGATTAACTTTTCCATATCTGATTTTGATACTCCACCACTCGCTCCTCCACCATTAGATGCACCCTTCTTAGATGTCTGCACGCCAAATGTTGCCAACACGCCTGTGAAAACTGACGCTATGAATGTCGGATCCAGATCCTGTTTTGGAATCTTAAGAGCTTCTGGAAGTTCAACATATGCAAGGGTTAATATTGCTCCACTCCATACCA